CGAAGCTGCCACAGGAGCAGCCAGCCGCACCGGCTTCTGCATGGCCTGGGTTCCCAAGCTGGATGATGGTCAAGCTTCCAGACTTGAGGATTGGCGATACTTGCAGCTGGGTCGCACACCACGCCAAGCCATACCTTCCGGGGTTGGCTTTGGTGGGTGTCCCGACCGCACTCTGGTACGGGTGGAAGGAAAGGAAGAGGATAGTGGATTGGCTAACGCCAAAGCGTGACCCCATCTTCATTGATGCCATTCCGAGTACCGATCTGAGCGACGGCCAGGAGAGCATTAATGCAGGCTCTGAGATTAGAGACTGCAATGCCCCCCGTGGATGTCAGGTTCTGATCGCCCAGGTTGAGTACAGGGAGGGTGTCCCTCACATCACACCAGAGGCACAGGCTGTTAGGATTGGAGATCATCTCTACGCACCGGCGCACGCCATAAACGGGGAGGCGTACCTGATTCCGAGGATAGAGGCTAACGTGAGAGCGCAGCTCTTTATCAAGGTCACATACACAGGGATGGACACGGAGCAGGTAACGGCCCTCGATTACAATGACGTGCTCCAGATCAACTTGAACGGCTCCCAGCTGTCACAGCTGGGAGTGTCTAAGGCCAAGATAGGCTTTTTGCCTTGGGGCGACAGGAAAGAGGTTACGTCCTATTCCTTGGCGCTGGGGAAATCATCCACCGGCGTGGTCTCGTATGGCAACACCTTCGGCACGGTCTTCTACAATGGTTCGACATGTAGAGGCTTCAGTGGAGGTGTGTATGCCAGCGGCCACCAGGTCTATGGGATGCACCTGGCAGGCCACCCCAATCGAGGCATTTCGGCCGCCTACTTGGCCCGCATTGAGATGGGGAAGGGTCCTCGAGAGAGCACCGAGGACTTCCTCATGCAAGCCTTCCAAGAGCGCTCACCTATGGAGTTGGAAGACGACCAGAGGCTGAAGATAACCGGCGATCCAGATACGTACGAGTTCATAGGCAAAGACGGTAAGTTTCATTTCATTGAATCCGAAGTCCTTGACCGAGCCGTGAAGAACTGGAAGAGAACCCGGCAGGCCCAGTACAGCGACGGCCCGGACCATGAGTCTGTGTCGGCTGGAGCTGGAGCGCCGGCGGGGGGCTCCAAAGCCGGCCAACAGTCCCAGGGTTCCGGCACATCGGGCGCACAGAAGGATTTGTCGGACAGCGATGTCGAGTGCCTGATGAGGCTCTTAGGCTCTTTATCCAACAGACAGTTCAAGGAGATCAGAAAAGAGAGTTCCAAAACTCGCTCAAATGGGGCTACTCCAAAGACCCAGTAAGAGATGAACTACATTCTTTCAGCTTACAGATGCGACGATCAATGGAACATCGAACAAATTACGTCACTCCGACCGAGAAAGAAAAGGACTTGGTTTTGTACTATTCAGAACTCGCCTACAAAGATGCTCGTTGGAAAATACCATCAGATTTCATGACCTACGAGCATTTCAGAAGGGTGGTCATGGGCTTAGAAGCTCAGTCCTCCCCAGGCTACCCGCTTTGCAGGGACTTTCCCACGATTGGGGACTACTTCGGCAACTCCGAGAAATTGGCGTGGCAGGAGTCTAGGATCCATGAGACGTGGGAGAGATTCCAGAGATTTTTGCAGGACCCCGAGCACTGTTTCCGCATTTTTATAAAGCAAGAGCCACACAAGCCTGAGAAGGTGGCGGAGGGCCGTTGGCGATTGATATTCGCCTGCGGCCTGATGTTGAACATCTTAGGCCAAATGTTGTTCACGGAACAGCGCACGGTGGAAATGGACAATTGGGGACGAATTCCTAGTGCATACGGGTTTTCTCTTTTCCGAGGGGGCTGGAAATACATGAAGGACATCATGGACTCGAAGAAGCTGACGTTGTCATGCGATAAGAGTTCTTGGGATCTATTCTCACCCGGCTGGCCCTATGAGCTCAAGCTCCGGTTTAGGGAGAACATGTGCCTCAACATGGACGAACGCTGGAGAACAATGGCCAGGCTGTACTATCGCCTGGCTTATTCCGATTCCAGATTCGTGACCAGTTCAGGCGACTTGTTTGAGCAGGAAGTCGATGGCATCATGAAATCAGGATTGCCTACCACCATTGACGACAATTCCACCGCGCAGTGGTTTCTGCATTGTCTCGCTTCGATAAGATCGGGGAGAGCTCCTGGACGGTTGTTCTCCGTGGGTGATGATACCATTCAAAACCCGCGGGGTGTCGATGACAGGTACTTGGCTGAGCTGGTTAAGGCCGGCTGCAAGCTCAAGGAAGTCAGCGACAACATCGACCAGGAGTTCGTCGGGATGGTTTTTGCGAGAGAGGGTTTGAGGCCCGCGTATCGTGAAAAGCATTTCGCCTCCATCGTGGCAACAAAGCGGGAAGATCTGCCACAGACATTAGAAAGCTATCTTGCTCTCTATGTCCACTTGCCATCATACTACGATCTGTATGACAAATTGGCAAGAGCGTGCTCAATACCGGTACGCTCCAAGCTCTACCACCGAGTCTTGGTTGATGAAAGCGTTGAGTCGTGCTTAAGGCCCGCACGCTCAACGGTCTATCATCACATGGTCGACGGAAAAATCATGTAATTTCGCGACTCTAAAATTCCGCCCTAGGTGCTCGCCAG